GAGCTAGCTAAAAATCAAAACGCCCCAATATATAAAATAGTGCTTTTTAAGCCTAAAAAATACGAGGGGGCAAGGCAAATTATAGGGGGCATTTGGAACGCAGTAAGCAACGACGGAAAAACAAATTATTTTAAAGGGCATATAGAAACGCCTCTAGTAGCTGGCGGACGTGTTTATCTAGCATTATTTAGCCCAAAAGAGCCTAACGGACTAATGTTTGAAGCCACATGGAGCGCACCAAAAAGAAATAATAACTCCCACACACCACAAGCTAGCGAGAGTGCAAGCGATGAAATAGATGTGAGCCAATATTGCGATAGCGACGAAATACCATTTTAAGGGGCGATCGGATAAAATCGCCCTAAAAAAGGATAGACAATGACAGCAGATGAAGTAAAGGCGTTTTGTAAAGAGTATGACTTCACGTATGGCGAGCTAGCCGAAAAGATAGGCTGGGGCGATGCAAGTTTTAGGGCGACTATTGGCAGCGGCAAAATAAGCGATCAAACAGCGGCTGCAATAGAGCTACTGCGTGAAAATATTGCCCTAAAAGCAGAGCTTGAAGAGTGGCACTTAATCAAAGCTACTCTAAAAAAAGCCCTATCTTAATATATTTTTCGTAAAAAAGTTAAAAATCTTTATAAAAATACAAAAAATAATTAATTATCTTTATATTTTTAAGCTTACTTTAATAAGATACTTGTTATAATTCTCCCATAAAGGTTAAGATAATTAACCTTTAAATAAAAAAGAAAAAGGATACGAGATGAGAGAGCTAAAAGGAAGCGAAAAACAAATAGCTTGGGCGGAGAAAATACTAGCAAAATTTGAAGAAAACCTAGAGAGTGGCAAAGCAGAAGCAAAAGAAAACTTTACCACTATGTTTGACGCTGATGAAGTTGGCGAGTTTGATCCACTTTGGGATAGATTTGTGGCTTTCATGAGAAACTGTGACAATGCCTCTTTCATAATTGATCAAAGACACAATATAGAAAACCCAGCTGTTGGCTTTGACTATGTGCCTATGGCGATCTGTAAAATAATAGACGGCGAAGAAATGGCATACGGTTTAAAATGGGCTGAGAAAATAGCGAGGGGCGAATAATCGCCCTTTTAAGAAAGGATTAAAAATGAGAAAAGCAATAAGCGAAAGATTTGAGGCGATACTTTTTACCGCCGATGAGTGGGGTAGATTAAAAGTCGAGATAGGTGCTGAGCCTACATACGAAAATTTTATTAATTTTATTTCTAAAAAAGCTGGGGATCGTGAAGAAGACCTTTATTCTGCCTTTGATCTCTTGGGATATGGTCGCTATATCCACTGCAACGAAGACAACCCATACTATATCGATGAACTAAATGCTTATCGTTTTGGCATATTGAAAAATGAAAATAATGATATAGAGTGTGGAGAATTAAGATTTTAAAAGAAAGGGGCTATTAAGCCCCTAATACAAGCCCAACGGGCAAAAACCTTATATAGAATATAAGGGGAATATGCAAATTTTGGTAATTTCTTGACCAACTCCAACGGAGTAAAATTAGATTTGCATATTTTTTATTCTCAAATTATGCATCCTACAAACTTAAAACACAATAAAGAAAGGAATAAATAATGACTTATGGCGAAAAGATTGTAAGAGAAAAAGAAAAAATGCAAATGAAAAGCGGCGTTTTTGTGATATGTGGGCGACTGCCCCCTCGCATGGATTTTGATAAAGCCGTGAAATACTACGGCGAAAAACTAGACCGCTACTGGCTTAGTAAAATTGAGCTAAGTCCAGTCTCTAAATTTTCAAAGCAAGAGGTGTTACAAATACTAAAAGGCAAAAATCTAAACGGAGCAAGTGATGACAACGGCTGAGATAAAAGACGCTGCTATTTTTATAATGGCATACTCATTCCTCAAAATGGATAGCACGCAGGAGCTAGGGCTATTTATCAATAAAAAAGCGAGCAAATTTATTGATGAGCTAATAGAGGCGATGACGCCAATAATAGGACACTATCACGCTTTTAAAAGGCGGATAGAAACTCAGATAAACGCTTTGGATAACAAGGCGAGTATTGCCAAGCAAAGCTTTAGCACAACGGCGCCACAGCTAGCTTGCGATCTGCTTTATTTGCGTTTAGCACCAAATGAACGCAAAGGGCAAAGGCTGGCGCCGATACTGGCTGAATTTTACGCTTGCAATAAAGACAAAATTGCCTACATATCAAACAAGAGTTGCGATACAAAATATCGCAAAGAGGCAGAGGATAGCCAAACGCTGGCTTATTTTTATATTGAGAATATTTGAAAGGAGAAATAATGAAAGACATATATGAAAGCGTCTTGTTATGTGTAGTGGTGGCTGCAACTTGCGTAGGTGCAATAATAATAGTAGCCTTTAATTTTTTAAGCAAGCTAGTTTATTACATAGGGCTTGGTATTTTCTTTTTGTATACATTTTTTGTAACTTTGCCTTTTCTTATATTGTATAGGTTTAAGGAGTTTAAAAAAGACCCTAAAGGCTTCATAAAGAAAAAAGTAATAGATGCAACTGCTCGTTTTGCAGAGGGAGGGATAATATGAGAAGTATTAAATTTAGAGCATGGGATAAACAAGAAAAGAAAATGATATATAACGCAGAGAGAACCTACGATGGCTACCCTGTTAGTATGCCATCTTTTGGAGCAATATTAGATTGCCCTGACTTCTATGATGTTATGCAGGACACCGGCTTAAGAGACCAAAACGGCAAAAAAATTTATGAGGGAGATATAGTCAGATTTTATCCGCAGTCTCCTCGTAGTGAAGAATTACCAAATCCACGATATGGTGAAATGGGTGAAATATTTTTTGATATAGGAAGTTTTGCAGTTAGACCTATTGATAAAAAACGAGAAGGGATACAATTTTTTCTAGACGAACTCGGTGAGTGGGTTGTAGTTGGCAATATCTATGAAAATAAGGAGTTATTAGATGAGTAGCCCAGAAAGAGATAAACATTTATCAGCCCTTGCAAGCCTAGAGGCGTTTTGCGAGGCACACATCGAGCAAATACAAGCTCTTTTATTCAAGTGTGATGTCCGCTATTTACGGCACGCACTGCGAGATTTGAAAGATTATATTAAGGATAAGAAATGAGCGAGATAGTAGCCCTAAGTGAAGCGGTCGGTTTTATCCCCTCAAAATATGCAAGGGAAATTTTAAACATTTCAAAGCCGACCCTAAAAAAACTCATTGACGCTGGCATAATCAAGGCGAATAAAATAAACCAGCGTGTGATTTACTGCGACCTAGCCTCAATAAAAGAGTATATGTCAGGGCAAAGGGTATAAATAAACCCTTGCCACCAAAACATAAGCTCTTTGCGCTCTTTTAAATTCTTTGCGTGATTATATGCGTCTTTTACCTTGTTTGTTTCAATGTGTGCTAGACAAAGCTCGATAATATCGCTGCTTTGTTTATGCTCTGCCCTCTTTTCGTGGCAAATGGTGCTAAATGTAGCCCTAAAGCCGTGTGGGGTTATTTCCTCATTTGAGTAGCCCATATTTCTAAGGGAGCAACGGCACGCATTATCACTAATAGGTCTTGTTAAACTTCTTACGCTTGGGAATAGATATTCACTTTTAAAAGTACCTCTATATACTTGTAAGAATTTGCAAAGGTCGTCAGATAAAAAAACAACGTGCGGGCGCTTCATTTTCATTTGCTCGGCTGGTATGCGCCAAAGTCCGCTATCTAGGTCAAACTCCGACCATTTGGCCGACCTTGCATTGAGTGGGCGTACGGCGGTCATTATACTAAGCACTAAGCACGCCTTAACCCTAACATCGCCGCTGTAATAGATTATATTATTTAGTAGTTGCATTAGCGCCTGCTCGTCTGTTATGGCGGCGTAGTGTTTTGTTTCAGGGGCTTTAAAAAGTGCTTTTTTGTCAATATCTAAGATTATATTGTGCTCTACATATTCTTTCAATACGGCGTATTTGTAAAGCTCTTTTATCGCTCCTAGCGCCTTGCTAAAAGTTATATACTTCTTTTCAAACTCCAAAAACTCTAACGCTGAAATAATATCACGCCTGCTTATTTTTTGAATATCCATATCACCAAATTTAGGTAAGAAAAATCTATCAAAAAAGCTTTTTATTGTTTTTTGTTGCTTTGCCAAAACCTGCTTTTGCTTCCTCATAAACCACTCGTAAAATATATCCTTAAATTTTTTCCCATCGTCCTTATTATTCTTTTTAGGGTCTATCCCTTTGCTTATCTGCTCTTTTAGCTCCAGCTTTAATGCTCGTGCTTCTTTTAGGCTCATCATCGGATACTGCCCTAAAGTTATTCTTGTCATTTTATTTGTGGCGGGGCTTTTATACTCTAAGATAAAAGATTTTTTGCCATTAGGGCGGATCTCGATTAGCATATTCTCGCCGTCACTAACAAAATATTTGCTCTCTTTAGGCTTTAGTGATTTTAAAAGGGTGTCATTTACTTGTGGGCTTGTCTTTGGCATAGTTTTTTACTGACCTATTTTTTAAAATTTTGTGGATTATATCATTAGTCAGTAAAAAAGTCAGTTAAAAAATATTTCGCTATATTTTTACAACTTTTTACTTATTTTAACAACTTTTTACGTATTTTAGGGCTGTTTATAGAGTTTAACTGGAGTATCTTTTACAAGTTTTTATTTGTTTTTCTAAGAAGTGGTGTCCCCAACAGGGTTCGAACCTGTGGCCTCAGAATTAGGAATTCTGCGCTCTATCCAGCTGAGCTATGAGGACA